CGAGTACAGCGACAAGGTGGGGCACGAGCGGATCTATGGGAAGGGTTCAGTGCCCATCGGATTCGGGCGTGGGAACTATGAGGGCGAGGGCAAGGTCACCTTGTTGCGTGATGAGTACGACAAGCTCGTCGAGCATGCAAAGGGTACCCAGGGTGGTTTCTACGGCATGGAGCCCTTCCCCATCACGGTCTCCTATGCCGACAAGGATGGGAGCGTGAAGACCGACACCCTGCCGGACTGCATCTGGACGGAGCGCAAGCGCTCGTCCTCGCAGGGTGACACGTCGGTCACCGTCGAGCTGAACTTCCTGATCCTCTCTCCCATCGAGGAGGACGGACTGAAGGCTTACGAGGCGCAGTAAGGCGCTTCACCATCTGGAGCAACGAGTCAATGAGGAGGAGATAACCCATGGCGGATGAGCTGAAGAGGGACGTAACCGAAGAGCAGATCAAGCAGTGGAAGGCCAAGCACGGTGAGGTGTTCGCCCTGGAAAGCGATGATCTCACCGTCTACTGCCGCAAGCCTGGCCGGGTCGAGATGGCCCGCTTTGCCAAGGCGCTGCAGCGGGACCTGTACCGGGCCAGCCACAACTTGCTCGTGTCGTGCCGGCTGCATCCCGACATGGACGTCATCAACGCCGTTGCCGAAAGTCGCCCGGGCGTCATTCTCTCCCTGGCCGGTGAGCTGAGCGAACTGGCGGGGGCAAACGTGGCTTTTTTGTCCAGGAAGCTTTAAGCCGGTCCGAAGAGATCGGCGCGGACGGCTACGAGCAGGCCGAGCTGCTCATTCAGCGCCACTTTGGCTTGGACCGAGCAGCTCGGAATCGGCTGTCCGATGAAGAGTGGGTAGATCTTGCGGCCGCAGCTATGTGGCTACAGAAAGCCTGGGACAAGTCAGTGCGCAACGGCGTGGTCGAGGCAATCAATGAGCTCTTCGGACGTTAAAGGCGAGACTTGGGCGGTTCGTTGCCTGTGAGGCCCGCCCAAAAACCGCCAAAGACCTGGCGCAACAGATCGGCCCCGAGGCGTAAGGCCTCAAAGAAGAACGGGATTCCGTAACGGATGCCCAGGTACACGACGCCGAGGAAGAAACCGATGCCCAGAAAGATGAAGAACGGACCCGCAAACAACCACACAACGGTCACCTCCTGGTGAACCCAGGGTACCCCAGCGGAAAGGAGGGCGTCAAGTGCAGGGCATGATGAAGCTCAGTGTCATCGTTGGGCTGGTGGACAAGCTTAGTGGTCCTGTCCAAAAGATGGCGAGCAACTTCAGCAACCTGGACCGCCTGGCCGAGCGAGGCCAAGGCCTCGTGAAGGCGGGCCAGCAGATGGGCCTCACTGGCGCTCTCGTTCAAGGGTCCGCTCAGAAGATGCAAGACTCGCTCATGAACCTGCTCAACCCCATGATGGCCATCGAGGAGCGCATGAAGCCCCTTGAGACGGTCACGACCAGTACCATGGGCAGTATGCAGGCCTTACTTGACGCCACTTTGGAAGCAGCTCGAGAGTGGGCCCGGGGACACAGGCAGTCGGTTGATGACTACTTAAACGCTGCCACGGGGTTGGCGTCGGCCGGGCTCAACGATGTGCAGGCTATCGAGGGTGCGCGTGCTGCCCTTGCTTTGGCGACGGCCGCGATGGGCGACAACCGACAGGCAGCGGAGCTCTTGGCCACCTTGTACAACAACATGGGCGATAAGACCCGGGACGTGGCCGAAGAGATGACCCGCCTAGGTGACGCGGTCGCCATCACCATGCAGCTGAATCAAATCAAGGACTTGGCCCAGCTCGGCGAGGGCATGAAGTACGCCACCAGTGCGGCGCTTCTCTATCAAGACTCCCTGGAGTCGGCGTTAGTCGCCGTTGGCGCATTGAACACGGCTGGTCTGGCGGGCGGACAGGCGGGTACCGCTTACGCGGCGGCCTTGCGTACGATGACACGGGCTTCCCGCATGCTCGGGTTTGAGATTGCTCGTTCGGCCGACGGCGGACTGGATCTTGTTGGGACGCTGCAAAACATCCGGGATCTCTACGGAGATTCCAGCCAGTGGTCCGAAGATGTGGCCATGGCCTTCCAACAGGCTTTTGGTGATGAGGGCATACGGGCCGTCGGACTTCTGCTTGGTCGAACGGAGCTCCTGCGTGAGCAACTGGAAGAAGTTAGGAATACGTCGGGAGCGATGGCCTATGCACAGCAGGCGATCGAAAGCTCCCTGCCTGCTAAACTCGACATCTTACGCAACAACCTGAACGACGTGCGAATCACTCTGGTGGAAGGGCTTGTGCCTGGTCTCCATCGTGCGTCGGAGGTGGCACAGGGCGTGGTCCAGTGGTTCGGAAACTTCGCCAAGGCCCACCCGACCTTGGTGCGCACGGCTGTGCTCATCTTCGCTTTGGCCACTGGTGTGCTATCGATTCTGGCACCCATCTTCGTTGTGGTCTCCGGGTTCACAATGATGGTAGGGCACGGCATGACAGCAGTAGCTCGCCTTGGACGGGCGTTTATGACGCTGCGAGGATGGATACAGAGTTCGCAGGCTGCAGCTTATGCGGCGCGCATAGGGGTTGCGTTGCGACAAATGGCGCTCACTGGCTGGCAGGCGATTCTGCAAGCGGGCCGGGCGACTGTGCAGTACGCTGGTCTCTTAGCCAGGACGGCGGCGGCCGGAGGAGCGGCGGCAGCCCGGATGGTGGTCTCCATGGCCATGATGGCTCGTCAGGCTCTGACCACAGCAATATCGGCCCTGCCCGCTTTGGTATCTTCAGTTTGGGCGTTGACTGCCGCGTTACTGGCCAATCCGATCACCTGGATCATCGTTGGAATCGTCGCCTTGGGGGCGGCCATATACCTGCTGATTCGGAACTGGAGTTCAGTAACGGAAGCGGTCGGGTCGGCCTGGGCGGGCATCCGTCGCTTTGTGGCCAACGGGGTGTCTCAGGTGATGCAGTTCATCGGTCGCATCGGACGGTTCCTCGCACGCATCGCCTTCCCTCCACTCTCGCTTTCGTTCTTGTGGAACCGGGCGCGGGAAGGGATTGAGGAGGCCGGCGGCTTTCTTCCGTGGTCGTACCAGCAGATTCAAGCGGTTCTGTCCGTTCCGCTGCGCCTGCTTGGTATCGATCCGGAAGCCTTCTTTGCATCGATTGAAGGGGCGATACAGTGGGTTTACGGCAAGTTTGAAGAGTGGCGACAGGCCGGGGCAGCCTTGTGGGAAGCGTTCACTGGGGGGATTCGTTCGTTGGTCGAGGCCCCAGTAGAGGCTGTTAAGGAGGGTTTGGCGTGGCTTCGTAACCTCCTGCCCTTCTCAGACGCCAAGGAAGGTCCGTTGTCCGATCTGACCACCAGTGGGCAGCAGATGATCCTTACCCTGGCCGAAGGCATGCGAGGAGCCATCCCGGCGCTACATCGAACGATGGCCACGGGATTGGCTGGGCTTGCCCTGACTGCCCTTCCGGTCGTATCGCCAGTGGTGGCTGCACGCGCCGAGGGCATGGGGCCGGCGGCGTACCCTCCCATCGTGCAGGAGATGCAGGCCCCAACCGTGCTGGGAAGTGCGGTGTATCAGGCGCTCCCGCCTCAGCCCCCGTTGGCTCCGCCAGCGGAAGGACTCCTCGCCTATCGGCCCATAGTTCCAGTGACGGTGCCAACGGCCATCGGCGAGGCGGTGTATGCTCCGGTGTTCCCGGAATCTGCACCGGCACCGGTGTCTAGGTCGTTGCTCTACGAGCCGAGCATGGCACCCTTTGCGGCACCTATAGCTGAGGGCGCTGCTGTATACACGGCAACGATGCCCGCTCCGGTCGATTTGCCCGAGCTCCTGGGGAACGCGGCCTATGATGTGCTCCCCATCGCTCCGCCCAGCGTGGACATTCCCGTCCAGTTTGATGTGGCGGAACTGGCGTTACCGACGGTGCCCGAATTGTCCGGACGTGCGGTTTACGATGGACTCTTCCCTGGTGAGGACATCGCTGCTCCTCCTGCTATGCGGGAGGCGCCGCTCACGGTAGAGCCTCTAAGCCTCGTGCGTGAGCGCAGCTCCGATGGGCGTAGTGGCGGGATCTCCGGATCGGCGGGCCGGACGTTCATCGTGCAGGGTGATCTTGTTGTGAACATCGACTACGTGAAAGACGCCGAGGATCTGGTGGATGGCCTGTGGGATCTGGCTGAGGAGGGCGGTTTCTCGTGAGGCAGGTCATTACGGCCGACTTCGGACGGGTCAAGCTTGGCGACACCGAGCTCCCCGGGATCTTTACGCAGATTCGGATCAAAGGGGCCGTGAGACTCGATCAGGTGTTTGTTCCGGGGTCATCAGGCAAAGCGCGCCAACCCATGGGGTTCGAGCCGGCCGCAGTGTCGTTGACCATACGCCTGACCAACGACCGCAAGTCCACGCCCTATGAGAAGCTGGCTCAGCTCACCTCCCTGTTTCAGTCAGTGGATGAGGCGGCAAAGCCAAGAGTCTACCGATTGATCAACAAGCACACGGAGGCCTGGCGCATTCGGGATGTCATCTACACGGAGTTGAAAACGTCCGAGGACAACCAGTCCGACACGATCCAGGCAGAGCTGGAGTTCGAGGAGTACCTGCCCGTGGTCGTACGAGCTGAGGAGCGGGCGCAGCAATCGGTCGAAGCCGAGGGTGCCGACGAAGCCTTTGCTGGCTCCCCCGAGGCATCTGAGGAGAGCACATCCAAGCCGGTCGGCGCAGCGGCTGTAGACGATGACGAGGTGTAGCGATGTTCGAGTATCTGGTGCCAGTAGTGGAAATCCAGATCGGTGACTTCTTGGTTCGCCGCACAGTCGAGCTGCGACTTGTGACCGGCCGGGCCAATCCGGTTGATCGGGCTCGGATCGTCCTCCCTGTTCAGGGACTTGACCCGTCGGTGGTAGAGCTCGACGCTCCGGTGCAGATTCGGGCCGGATACAGGGAAAAGGGTCTGTGGCCTTTGTTCACCGGCACTGTATGCGACCTGGCGTGGAGTCAGCAGGTCCGCCTGCTGTGCAAGGACAGGATGGATTCGCTTCGGTCGGTCCGGATCACTCAGGCGTTTGTGGATGCAACTCCAAAAGACGTGGTATCCAAAGTTCTCGATGTCGCCGGGGTGACAAACCGCCAGATCTCCGACAGTGTGCAGGACCGCCGCCACTACTACGTGTTGTCCGGGCAGAACGCCATCGAGTCCATTCGATTGGTGAACCGGAGCTGGGGGCTTGAAGATTGGGCGTTCTTCTTCTCTCCTGAGCCCGACGGAGGATTTTGGTGGGGTCCGTGGGAGGAGTCGCCAAGGAACCAAGACGGCGAGGTCTTGCGGCTTGAACATGGCAAAAACATATTGGAACTCACGCCCTTCAACCGCGAGCGACGGGGCGTGGTGCAGACCATCTTCCTCCCCTACTTGCGTCATTCACAGCTGGTTCGGGTCCGGGATATGCGCTTTTGGAAAAGGGATGTGCTCGTTCGTGCGGAGCGCATCTTCCACCACGTGACCGAGAAGAAAGCGAGGACGACGATTGAATGGACGCTCGTGAGCTGGAGTTGAACACAATCCGCCGCCTCATGAAGGAGGCGTTCCCCGAGCTTCTCGGGTTCCATGTGCCCATTCGTGCCCGGGTGGTGGATGTACACGAGGCAGGCGGCCCCATTGAAGAGGGCCGGCGGCGCTATAGCGTGGACGTGCAACCCCTTCTGCCCAACGGTTCGGTGGACGAGAACGCCCCGGTCATCCCGGATGTTGAGATCCCATCCATCTGGGCTGGCCCGAATCGAGGCGTGTTCGCCTTACCCGTGCCGGGGGCCATCGTACGAGTTGCCTGGGACTACGGAGATCCGGCTCACCCGTACGTGCAGGCTGTTCTGGGCTATGGTTTCGATGCGCCCGCACACCCGTTAGGGTCGTTCATCATCCAGCATTCGCCGGGTTGCTATATCACCATCGAACCCGACGGGGTCATCAAGATTGTGACACCCAAGCTGGTGCGGGTGGAATCGGCCGAACGGGTGGAGGTAGACGCCCCCGAGGTGATTCTGGCGGGCGGCGGTCCGCCTGTGGCCCGGGTGGGCGATCAAGTGCAAGTCACCATCGGGTCAGGGTCGTCGGCCGGCACGTGGACCGGCGAGATTGTGAGTGGATCTGAGAAGGTGATCTCGGGATGAGCAACCCTGTGCTCGGTCGTGACCTAGCCCTTGACGATGACTTCGTTCTGCTGCCCGGAGGCGACGTGGCGACGCGGGAAGGGCTCGACAACTTCGTCCAGGCGCTGCGTGTGCGCCTTTCGACCGAGAAGGGCGAGTTGTGGAGCCACCCGACCTTCGGCGTGCGCATGCGCCGGTTCGTCAAGGCAGCCAATACCCCGCTTAACCGAATGGATGTGGAGGTAGAGGTGGCCGACGCGATAGAGTCCGATCCGCGCACGGTCCCCGGATCGGCAACCGTACGGGTGGTCGAGTGGGATCTGAAGCGCATTGTATTGGAGGCCACGTGCCGGGCTGTGGGCATATCCAACCCGATTAACCTGGTGATCGGGTTCGGTTTGGATCAGATCACTGTAGACGTGGTCTTCCGCTAGTGAGGTGAGCGCCTTGGACTGGAAAGCGCTGATCAAATTCAAGAGTTTTGAAACCTTGGTGGGTGACGCCTTGGTGGCTCTACGGTCTAAGGGCTCGCGCATCACCGACCTGAACAAAGGCGGGGTCTTCCGCACCCTGGTCGAGTTAGCGTCTCAGGGTGTGGCCGACATCTACAAGCTCATTCTCTCTGTGGCTCCCCAGGGATTTGTTGTATACGCCCGGGGCCGGTGGCTGGACCTTCACTGTCAAGGGATGGGTCTCTCCCGGTTTCCTGCCACTCGTACACGTGGCCTGGTAGTGTTCGGCCGCAACAAGCCCGGCGGCAATGTGGTGATTCCTTCGGGAACGATTGTGAAGACCGGGGTAGGCCCGTCGGGGCGAGAGATGCGTTATTTCGTCGAGGAGGAGACCATCCTGCCCGATGGCGCATTGCAGGTTGCGGTGCCGGTTCGGGCTGAGTTTGAAGGTGCGAGCTACAACGTCGGTCCGGGTTATATTGACCGGCTGGTAACGCACATCGCCGGCGTCGACACTGTGTACAACCCCGAGGGGTGGATTGTTGAGGAGGGCGCAGACGAAGAGGATGACGAATCGCTGCGCCAACGCTACCTTGGTCGCTGGGACGAACTGTCCACGGGGGCTACGAGGGCCGGGTATACCGCCTGGGCACGTAGCGTGCCTGGGGTCGTGGATGTGCCCGCCGCTGATCGTTTCCCCAGGGGCCAGGGGACGGTAGATGTGATCATTACCGGATCGGCCGGTGCGCCAAGCCAAGACCTGATCGATGAGGTGCAAGCGTACCTGGAGACCAGGAAACCGATTACCGACAATGTGCTGGTCCGAGGGCCAGAGACGGTAACCGTTGACTTTGATCTGACGCTTCACCTGCCCCGCTATGAAGGCGAAGCGGCAGTTGTCGAGGGGCAGGCCCGTCGCGTGATCCAAGCCTTGTTCTTGCAGGACGAGGAGTTGGGTGTACCGGTGCTCGGGATCGGCGAAAGTCTGTACCAGGCGCGTCTCATTGGCCTGCTGATGCAGGTCGAGCATGTCCGGAACGTCGTGATCACAAGTCCGACTCACGATGTGATTCTATCCCCCGGCCAGCTGGCTTCGATGGGCACCGTGAACGTGACGGTAGAGAGGGTGGACCAGGCGTGAAGTTCGGAGAGTACCTCTGGAAACTGCTGCCTGGAGTCTTCAAGCGCAAAGACGATGGCGACGTGCGTCGCTGGGTTGATGTCCAGGGCGAGGTGTTGGATGACCTGAAGCTCTCGGTCTTTGCGATGCGTCGCTCCTGGGTGATTGCCACCGCTCAGGGAGCAGCCCTAGATGCCATCGGTAAGAGTCGAAAGCTGCCACGGTACCCTGGTGAGGACGACGAGGCGTATCGACGCCGTCTGTCAGCGGCTTGGGAGATCTACAGTCGGGGCGGTACGATTCCTGGCATGGTCGAAGCGCTGCGGCTCATTGGCTACCCCGATGCGGAGATTCACGAGCTGTACAAAGACGGCCCGGTCTCGCCGTTCCACAACGGGATCTACCGCTATGACCACGAGGTGCGGCATAGCGGCGGTGTCCGATGGGCTGAGTTTCGGGTACGCACCCAATTGGATGATGAAAAGGCCCTGACCCGCACGGATATGGCGGTCCTCATGGACACCATCTACCGGGTGAAGCCGGCCCGGAGCATGCCGGTTGCGGTGGGGTTTGACCTTGCCTTCCAGGACTTTGTCCCCCACCAGGACGGTATTGAGATCGACGTGATGTTTGTGGCCCACGCCCTTCGAGAGCCCTACCCCTGGCCGGGTCACTCTCACGACGGCTCTTTGAAGCACTCGGGTGGCGTTCGTTACGACACGGTGCTGGATCAATCGGCCGTGACGATGCGCATGGAGTGGGAGGATCGGCAGCGTACCCGGGATGAGCGTCACAATGGATGGTTTCGCCGGCGGGGAGACCTGTTC